GACATAGGCATGAAGTACCAATAGTTGAGAGTCATAGGTATTGTAAGGAGTTCCTAGATGCTAACTATCGTGTTTGTGCAGAGTCGGGAGAGTTGTTACATGTTAGTTACTTCATAGAGTACAATGGTAGGAATGACATATCTAGAAGAATGTTACTAAAGAATCACAATGTAAGAGAATGTGAGGATTGTGGTAAGATACACAATGACTTCTTCTATATCAAATGTTGTAACTCTTGTGGTAATAGGGTTCAAAGGAATCTAGATAGCAAGACTTATCTATCAGAGTATCACAACTATATGCCTCTCAAGAAACTTGTGGCTGATGATGAAGAGCATGGAGCTATCAAGTACTTCTTGGGTTGTGAGATAGAATGTGATGGGTATGGTGCACCTTGTGAGGACAATGGTAATGAGGACGAACTACTACACATTCGTAGCTTCGAGGCAGTAGGAGATGTGCAACATGATGGCTCTCTTGACGAGGGCTTTGAGGTTATACTCAATCCTGCTAGTCATGGGTATCTCAAGGTCAAGATGAAAGCTCTAGTCAATCATCTTACTCATGAATGGTCTAGTGGTGGAGATGAACGTGTAGGTATGCACATTCATGTAGGTAGAGATAACCTAGATAAAGAGCATGTGCGTAGGATAGATTACTTCGTCAATCAACAAAGGACTCATCTCTGTTCTTTAGCGGGAAGAGAGTCAAGTGAATGGGCGAGGTTTACCAAGAGTCCTCATGATAATCATGAGTGGGAAGAGTATGGTAATAGTGGTAGCAATGGTAGGTATGAAGCTCTCAATCTACAGAATCAAGGTACTATTGAGTTCAGAATATTCAGAACTCCATACGACTTTGATGAGTTCTGTACTATGGTAGACTTGGTGCAAGCCATTGTGGAGTTCAATGAACATACTAACAGAAGCTTCTTAACTGGTAGTAGTCGTGATGTATTCAATGCGTTCAGATTCTTTGTAAGAGAACACAAGTACAAGTATGACAAGCTAGCGAAGAAGAATAGATTGTTATTAATATAAACAAAAGTAGACATTGTCTACTATTACAAAGGAAGGAAGATTAGTTATGTGTATAGCTATAGTAAAACCGAAAGGTTGTAAGTTACCAAAGAAAGAGTGGTTACAAAATTCATTCGAATCTAATCCCGACGGAGGTGGCTTCGCAGTATTAAAACCTAATCAGAATGAGATAGGTTATATGAAAGGGTACTTCGATTTTGAGGAGTACTACAAGGTGTTGAAGGATAGTATCAAGACAGAAGATGTAGCCTTGATACACATGAGGATTACTACTCATGGAGGTACTTCGGCAGAATGTTGCCACCCTTTTCCAATCACACAAGATACAAACGTGATGAGGAAAGTAAATGGTAGAGCGAAGAGAGTACTTATACACAATGGTATATTGGGTGGTAGCTTTGCTAGTAAATCTACCGAGGGTGTATCGGATACAATGGTAATGACCAAGTACATTGCAAGGGCAGGCTTCAAGCAGTATGGCTCAGCTTTCAAGGTACTTATGAAACCATTGTTAAGTGGTAACAAAGTAGCAGTACTTGATGAGAGTGGATTTACTCTTGCAGGTAGTGGGTGGAAAGAAGAAACTGATGGTAACTATTACTCTAATGATACATACAATTACAGTTGGGGTAGTTATGGTATCATGGGTGGTTGGACAGGTTGGACTAACTACGACAAACCAACCAAGAAAAAGAAGAAGTATTCAAAGTTCTCTTTCAATCAGAACCAAAAGGTTACAAAAATGGAAGGTGGTTGGGAGCGTAGAGATGTAAACAATCTAACACAATCAGACCAAAAGGAAGTAGCCTTTGGTACTTGTCCTGCTTGCTTAAGTTATATGCCAAGTGTGACGTATGAGAATGACTACTTCTGCAGAACTTGTAACATAGAATGGACGGGGGTAGATAAATTATGTCTCTAGAAAATAGTAGAATAACAAACTTGTATATTGTGAATAAAGATGGAGAAGTTGTAGACCAATTTACATTGCAAGCTTGTGAAGAAGTATTGTATAATAATGGGTACACAATAGAAGAAAGATACTACTGTGATAAAACAAAAACATGGATAGGAGTAAATGATGAGTAAAGATAAGATACATGATATGTATACAGAAGCAACTGACAGACAACCTAATGAAGATAGAGAGAAATATATTAGGTGGTTGGAAGCTGAAGTAGTAGCATTACATAGAGGTCTAACCAAGTACTGTGAAGATGAGATAATTGATTGTGAGATAGCAGTCAAAGAAGTAACAGACGGAAGCGAACAAGTATTCGAGGGTAGGTCAGAGTTTGCAGGTGCTATCATTAGAAATCTTGAGAACGCATGGTATAGAAATGGGTGGTATAAAGCATGAGTGAAGCAAAGAAAACTAGTTATGGTCATAGAAGAAATAACTTTAAGTTAAGACCATACAATTATGTAGTAGATAAAGACACAATGCACAACACAAGATTACTAGGAAAGAGCTTGCCTCCATGTACAAATTGTGGTTTAATGCAAGCAGTTGGAAACATTGGAGAACCTTGTGGTAGATGCGGTACGATTGTACCCGACCCAAATTGGGAGGACGGACTTGATGAGTATAGAAATAAAAGAACTATATAACATTCAACAAGAACTAGAGTGTCAATCTATTGAGATAACTACTGATAGGTACAAGAAAGCTCTCAAAGATATGGAGAAAAGAGGTAGAGCTGGTGAAACAAAACCAGTTATACTTCTCATCTCTAGAGCTACCGAAAGCCTAGCGAAAGCTATTGATGAGTGGTTAGACCCTAAAGATAAAACAAAAGGGTGGAATGCAGGGAGAAAAGCTATTGTAAGAAATGTGGTAAGAGAATTAGAATTATCATCTTTCGAGATAGCTTTCTGTACCCTCAAAGTTATATTTAATCATGTGGTTTCAGAACGTACTGATATGGCTAGACAAACTTCTGTGTGTATGAGTTTAGCTGAACAACTAGAACATGAAACTAATTATAGAAAATTTAAAAAAGCTGAACCAAAAATGTTACGAGCAATACAAACACATGTGAGGCATTTAGATACACACAAGTATAAAGAGTTAGAATTTGTAGAGAAAGCAATGCTTGACAAAGGTATAGATTTGTGTATAATAGAACACGAAGATAAGTTAAGACTTGGACATAAACTTTTAGAACTAGCAATACAATACACGGGTATGTTCCAATCAAAAAGGGTAAAAATTGGTAGGAACAAATCCCCTTTCATAATACAAGTGAGCGAAGAGGTCATGAAATTCATTGAGGAGAGTAGTGACCTCCTAGCTTTTTTTACTCCAACATACAGACCTATGGTCGTGCCTCCCGTGAACTGGACTTCTCTTTACACGGGAGGTTACTTAACTGAACACCCTAAATGGAAACCCGATTTAATTAGAAGAATGACTATAAAACAACATAGAGATTTGTCTAAAGAAAGATTAACTAAAGTTAGAGAAGCAGTTAATGTAGCACAACAAACAGAGTGGGCTATAAATACTGATGTGTTAGCAGTAATAAAAGAACTTTGGTTTAAACAAGGTGGAGGCATAGCTGACTTACCTCATGCTGACCCTATTGAATTACCTCCTAGACCTTGGAATAAGATGTCAAAGAACGAGTGGTTAGAATTTAAAACTTATAACAAAGAATTAGTATCTAAATACTCTAAAGCTTGTGCTGATATATATAAAGAGAATAGAGAAATGGCTTCAAAAAGATTAGCTTTAGTGTGTCAGATACAAATAGCAGAAGATTATTCTAAGTATGATAAAATATATTTTCCCTGGAATTTAGATTTCAGAGGTAGAATGTATCCTATTCCTACTACATTAAATCCACAAGCTAATGATATTGGTAAAGGTCTATTGAAGTTTGCTAATGGACATAGACTAACACAAAATGGTAGATATTGGTGGAAAGTAGGGTGTGCTAATGCTTGGGGAGAAGATAAAGTTCCTTTTGATAGTAGAGTAGAATGGTTTGATAAGAATAAAGAATGGATATTTGAATGTGGAAACCAACCTTTAGAAGAACAAGCATGGACTAATGCTGATAATCCTTTTCAGTTTCTAGCTTTTTGTATGGAGTATGCTAATGGTAGTGGTATATCTTACCTACCAGTAAACATGGACGGAACTTGTAATGGATTACAACACCTATCAGCTATGTTAAAAGATGAAGTAGGTGGTAAAGCAGTAAACTTATTAGACTCAAAAAAACCACAAGATATTTATAATGAAGTAGCTAATGAACTATCAAATATAATAGATAAAGATACAGATAAATATGCACAAGTGTGGAAAGGTAAGATAGATAGAAAGTTAGTTAAGACTGGAACTATGACTACTCCTTATGGTGTAAGTGAGTATGGATTAAAAGACCAAATATTAGATAGTGCTAAAGAAAAACTTGAGGGATATACAGTCGATAAGTTTAGAGCTTCTGTTTATTTAGCTGACAAACTAGGAGAAGCTATTAAGAATGTAGTTGTAGGTGCAAGAAATACTATGGATTGGTTTGATACTTTAGTAGAAGAAAGTAATCAATTATTTCTAAAGTGGAGAACACCTTTAACAGACTTTCCAGTAATACAAAGTTATCAGAAAACAAAGAAGAAAAGAATTAATTTATTTATTGGAAGTCAAAGAGTACAGTTACACTTGCATCAGAAAACTGATGTGCCTGCAGAAGGTAAACAGAAGAGTGGATTTAGTCCTAATTTTGTACACAGTATTGATGCTTGTATGTTAATGGAAACACTTGTAAGACTTTTTAATAAACGTAATGTGCGTGAGTTTAGTTTAATACATGACTCTTATGGAACACACGCTAATTATGTAGATGATTTACATGAAATTTTACGGCAAGTTTTTGTTGACATCTATAAAAATGGTGATATACTTCAAAGTATTAAGAGTCAATTAGGAGGAGATACAGAGCCTCCAAATCTTGGTAAGTTAAATTTAGAAGAAGTACTTATAAGTAAATACTTCTTCCATTAAAAGTAGACAATGTCTACTACTATATAAAGTAACCCTTAAAAGGAAAGGAAAGGTAACTATGAGTAATATAGTTAGATTAGTAACACCCGTTGGTATTGGCAAGTATGTGTTTATCAACGAACCCCAAACTAAGTTTGACCCTAATGGGATATACAATGTTAGTTTGGTAATGTCGGAGCAAGACGCTACGCCACTAACTACAAAGTTAGATGAGCAACTAGAGTTAGCTAGAACGCAGGCTATGGAAACTGCAAAGCCTCAGAAGCGTGAGTCTCTAACAACTAACAAACCATACAGTAAAGAGTATGATGAAGACGGAGTAGAAACTGGTAACATTGAATTTAAATTCAAGATGACTGCCAAGTATACTACTAGAGATGGAGAAGTTCGTGAGCGTAAACCTACTATTGTTGACGCTAAGAAGAATCCAGTTAATGAGATAGTAGGTAGTGGTAGTAAGTTAAAGGTAGCTTTCAATGCTCGTCCTTACTACATGCCATCTGCTAATGCTTATGGTGTATCTTGTTTCTTATCAGCAGTACAAGTGATAGAGTTACGAGGTGTGGATTCAAGTGACTTCGGAGAAGAAGAGGGGTTTGTCTCTACTGCACCTGCAGAAGAAGTAGTAAAAGTTACTACTGAGGAGACACCTGCAAGTGACTTCTAAATCTAAGAAGCGTCCTTCTAAGATTAAAAAGAATGACCCAGGTCTGAAGCATGGATTTCGTTCGGGCTTGGAGTATTCTTTTGCTGAAGACTTAGAGGAAAAAGGTGTTAAGTATGATTACGAGTCTAATGTAATTAGTTATGTTAGACCCGAATCTTTACACCGATATACTCCAGACTTTTTTGTTGAGTGTAAAAGTGGAAAGACTATAATCATAGAAACTAAAGGTAGGTTTGTTGCCTCTGATAGAGTTAAACATTTACTTATTCAAAAGCAACAACCCGACCTTGACATTAGATTTGTATTTAGTAAATCTAGTCAACGCTTAAGTAAAAGAAGTAAAACTACTTATGCTATGTGGTGTGAAAGATATGGATTTCTATATGCAGATAAAAAAATACCAGACGAATGGTTAGAGGAGTAATATGTATAAGACAGAAGATAGTGGAGAAAGACACGAATCCGATAGTGGTATGGTAAGAGATACTACTAAAGGTAAAGCAAAGTTCGATTTACTTATACCCGAAGGTGTGAGGTATGAAGAACAAATGCTAACTAGATTAGCCGAGCTAATGACTAGAGGTGCAGAGAAGTATGGTAGCAGGAATTGGGAGAAAGCTGATACTCAAGACCTTGATAGGTTTAAAGAGTCAGCATTCAGACATTTCATGCAATGGTTTGCTGAAGCAGATGATGGAGAAGACCATGCGTCAGCAGTCATGTTTAATATAATAGCTTATGAAACTACTTATACTAAACATATATTGAATGAACCTTATCCATTTCCTAGTGATGATGAAATGGAAGAGATGAGCAAGTGGTATGAAGATGAGAAAGGTTAAAGCATGGAAGAAACTAGCACGGCTATTAGAACCCACTTACCTTGTGATGCTTGTGGAAGTTCAGATGCGTTAGCAGTATATACCAATGGTACATATTGTTTCTCATGTAAGACGTATACAAAATCGGAAGGAGATATTGTGGAAGTAAAACAAGAAAAGAAGAATGTTGAGTTCATTAGTGGTAAGTATCAAGCACTTACTAAACGTGGAATCACAGAAGAAACTTGTAGGAAGTTTGGATATAAAGTAGGTACATGGAGTGGACACCCTTGTCATGTAGCTTCTTACTACAAGAATGGTATGGAGGTAGCACAACATATCAGAACACCCGATAAGCAGTTTCCTTGGACTGGAGATTCAAGCAAGATAGAATTGTTTGGTCAACATCTATGGCAACCACAAGGAGAAAATCCTAGGTTGATTATAACTGAAGGAGAGATTGATGCCATGTCAATTAGTCAAGTGTTCAATAACAAGTGGGCAGTAGTGTCTGTTCCTAATGGTGCGTCATCAGTAGGTAAATATCTACGACAAAACCTAGAGTTTATTGAATCCTTTGATGATATAGTACTAGCATTTGATAATGATAGTGCAGGTGTAGAAGCAGTAGATGAAGCAGTAAGTATAATTAGTTGTGGTAAGATAAGAGTATTATCATATCCCGACGGATACAAAGACCCTAACGACTTGTTAGCTAATGGTAAAGGTGGTCAGCTTGTAGCGAATATATTTCAAGCAAGACCCTATAGACCTGATGGTATTCTTAATGGTACTGAGTTGTGGTCTTATGTTTCTAAACCTACTGAAGATGGGATTAGTTTACCATACCCCGAACTATCTCATATGTTGCGTGGCTTACAGAAAGGGGTGTATATGTTTACTGCAGGTTCTGGTGCAGGTAAATCAACCTTTGTCCATGAGATTGGTTATCATATCACACAAGAACATCAAGAGAAACTAGGTGTAGTAGCATTAGAAGATAGTACACAAAAGACTGCATTGCGTTATCCTAGTTTATATCTTAATAAAAGATTAGAACTAGAATCAGTAGACCCCGAGTTATTACGAGACGCTTATGAAAAGACAATTAACAATGAACGCTTCTACTTATACGACCACTTCGGTTCACTTGATAGTGATAATCTTATGAGTAAGATAAGGTTTATGATTGTGTCTCTAGGTTGTAAGTACATTATACTTGACCACTTAAGTATTGTTATTAGTGGTATGCCTATTGGAGATGAGCGTAAAGCTATTGATAGATTAATGACAGACTTAAGAAGCTTGGCTGAGGAGACAGGAGCTTGTTTGTTATGTGTGGTGCATATCAACAGAGCAGGCAATAATGCTAATGAAGGTGGACAGATTAGTCTTCGTGACTTGCGTGGTTCGGGTTCATTAGAACAATTATCAGATGCAGTTATAGCAATAGAACGTGACCAACAATGTGCAGAAACTGGACATATTGCAAAGGTTAGAGTACTAAAGAATCGTACTACTGGAGAAGTTGGTATCGCAGATGTCTTGACATTTAATAAAGATACTGGCAGATTGTTACCTAGTTGGCAAGATGACTTTGCTAAACTTGGATTAAACGGCAAGGATACTGATGAAGATAGCATTTGATATAGAAGCTAATGGCTTACAACTAGATGCAGATACTATTCATTGTATTGTTGCTATAGATGTAGTCAATGGTAATCGTTGGCTACTATATACAAAGGAACATTATGATAACTTTTACAAAAATGTGTTTCCTACTGTTGACACTTGGATTGGTCATAACATCATTGATTATGACATTCCAGTATTGGAGAAAACGTTGGGTTGGGATTTTAGCGATTGCAACCTATTGGATACTCTTGTCGCTTCTAAGCTTGTATATGCAGACATAAAAGAAGCAGATGTGTTTCGTGTAAAATCAAAACAACTACCTGCAAATCTTATGGGTTCATATAGTCTTAAAGCTTTTGGTCATAGATTAGGAGAACATAAACAAGAGTTCACTACTGATTGGAGCGAGTTTTCTATGGACATGCTTAAGTATTGTGAACAAGATGTAGTAGTTACAAAGCTACTATATAAAAAGTTAATGGAAAGAGGTATACCCGAACAAGCTTTTGAATTAGAGCAAAAGATTAGGTATATAATATCAAGACAAACTAGAAGAGGTTGGTACTTTGATTGGCGTAAAGCTGAGAAGTTGTACAAAGATTTACTAGTTAAGAAGATAAATATTGAAACAGAAGTTAAAAAATACTTTCCAGACTTTGAAGATGAAGAAGTATTTATTCCTAAAGTTAATAATAAAACTAGGGGTTATGTGAAAGGAGTACCATTCACTAAAAAGATTGTTACTCCTTTTAATTGTGGTAGTAGACAACACATAGCTAGAGGCTTACAAGAAGTATATGGTTGGAAGCCAAAGGAATTTACTGATACTGGTATACCAAAAATAAATGAAGGTATACTAAATAGTTTAGAATACGAAGGTGCTAAGAAGTTATCAGAGTATTTTATTATACAAAAAATATTAGGTATGGTAGGCGAAGGTAAAAACGCATGGCTTAAATTGTATCGTAGTAATCGTGTTCATGGTTCAGTAGATACTATTGGAGCAGTTACTGGTCGTATGACTCACTCTCGTCCTAACATGAGTCAAGTACCTGCATGTTATAGTCCTTATGGTAAAGAATGTAGGCAGTTATTTACTGCTTCTCATGGACATAAACTTGTAGGTTGTGATGCAAGTGGACTAGAGTTAAGATGTTTAGCTCATTACATGGGGAAATATGATGAAGGAAACTACGCTAGTATTGTTGTTGATGGTGATGTACATACTACTAATATGGAAGCTTTGGGAATCACCGACAGAAATGTTGCGAAAACTTGGGGATACGCCTTCTTATATGGAGCAGGATTGGAGAAGCTCTCATTAATATTAGGTTGTTCTATAAGTAAATCAAGAGAAGCAAAAGAAAGATTCTTAAATGAGTTACCCGCCCTTGGAGAACTATTAAGTCAAGTAGCTCAAGCTAGTACTAAAGGATTCTTGTTCGGATTAGATAGACGACAGATTCCAGTAAGGTCTGCACATAGTGCTTTAAATACTTTGTTGCAGTCAGCAGGAGCTATAGTTATGAAGCAAGCTTTACGAAACTTATATCCTAAAGTATATGAGTTAGGTGGAGAGTTTGTAGGTAACATACATGACGAGTGGCAGATAGATGTACCTGAGGATAATGCAGACGCAGTAGGTAAAGCTGCAGTAGAAGCTATTATACAAGCAGGGAAAGATTACAACTTTGTATGTCCTTTAGATGGAGAATACAAAATTGGAAATAACTGGGCAGAGACCCATTAAGGATTATTATGGTATATATACCAAAATTAGAAGATATGTCGTACTATGAATGTACGTCTTGTAAAAACTTTTTCTTTACAGTAGAAATGGTAGGAGGAATTAACGACCCTAGTTACTGTCCATATTGTGGAGTAGAGTTTAGTAAAATGACAATAGTAAACCCAGACGAAATGGAAGAAGAAGGAGGAGACGTAGAATGGCAATAGTTAGAAAAGCAGACATGAGTTTAACTGCAATGAAAATAAGAAAAAGATTAATATGGATTAAAGCTATTAACAAGTTATTAACAGAAATTGCTAATAGTTTCTCCCATAAAACTTCTAAACGTAGAGATATAATTAATATGATTAGAGCATTAACTAAAAGTTTAGAACGTGAGATAAGAAGAGATATAAGAAGATGAAAGCATTAATAGACGGAGATATTATAGCATATAGATTTGCTTTTATTAACGAGTACGATATTGACTTTGGAGATGATGGCGAACCTAGTATTATTACTATAGCTAAAGCAGAAGAAGCTATGGTAGACGTAGACCATTTCATTCAATGGATATTAGATACTACTGGTTGTGATGAGTATATTGTATGTTTATCAGGTAAAGCTAACTTTAGATATGACGTTTTGCCAGAGTATAAAAACAATAGAAATGAATCTACAGTACCTACATTAGTAGACGTATTAAAAGATTATATGATAAAAGCTTGGAACGCACAACGTGAGTCTAAATTAGAAGCTGATGATTTAATGAGTATATATGCTGATGAAGATAGTGTTATTTGTACTATTGATAAAGACTTAGACCAAGTAGTAGGTCATCATTTTAATTGGAACAAAAAGGATAAATATGAAATCGACAATATTCAAGCGAAGCATTTCTTTTATACTCAAGCACTTATGGGTGACTCCACAGATGGTATTAAAGGTTGTCCTAAAGTTGGTAAAGTTAATGCTACTAAAATTGCTGATAGCATTATTGAAAAGCAGTATACAGATAAAGAAGCTTTTGAAGTTATCTTCGGTGTCTATAAAGAAAAGTATTTAAAATATATAGATGACGAAGCTTCAAATCAAAAGATAGAAGACTACATGACCTCAATGGTTAATGCAGTAAGGTTACTAGGTAAGGAAGATTACGACTTTGAAACTAAAGAAGTAGTATTATGGCAACCTAGTTTATGTTATTAAAAATTAAAAGAAAGAGAGGAACATAACCTATTTAAATATAGTACGCTTTAATGATGAACTAACCCACTTTCGAGTGGGTTTTTTATTAACATGCTCCCTAATAGGGAAAATTCCCTAAACTATCTTCCTTTTTAGTTTCCTTCCAACCCCTTAATAGTGTATAATTTTAATATTATTAAGGGGTTTTTATTATCATGAAAAAAAGAATACAAGAATTTTCACAAGAACAGATACATGAATTTGTACCAAGTAACTTAGAAGAAACTATAGAATTTTTAAGAAGATTGTTTCCTTTAAAATCGCCGAAGATTGATATGTCCGATAGAGAGATATGGATAGAAGTAGGTAGACAAGAACTAATAGAATTTTTACAGAGAACTTTAGACAAGGAGAACTAAATGTGTGGCCCGAATAAGACAACTATAAATAACGAGGTAAAAGACGAAGACGTAATGCCTGCTATTGATATGAAAGTAGCCGATATATTAATAGGAAGTACCTCTGATAAAAGAAAATCTAAAGTTGCAAAGGGTATAAAACAATTAGACTTTACTGAAGTAGCTAAAGGAAACCAAAACAATTTAAATATTAAACCTGTTTCTGATGACATAGGATATATAACTAATCAACAACAAAAAAATACAATGAATACTAACTCTTTAAGGATTAGATAATGATAGATAAAAAACAAAGGGGAGTATTATCTCCAGAAAACTTAACTCAACACATGGGTAAAGCCTCTAAGCATTATAGTAGTTTATCTACTAAAAGACATACTATATTAGAAAGAGCTAGACGTTGTGCTCAATTAACTTTACCAGCACTTTTAACACCATCTGAAAAAAATGAAGCAGATGTATTAAGAACCCCTTATCAATCTTTGGGTGCTAGAGGCGTGAATACCTTATCGTCTAAGTTATTATTGGCATTATTTCCCCCTAACACCCCTTTCTTTAAAATGTCTATTTCTGATGTACAAGCTTTACAATTACAAAAACAAGCAAAAGAAATGGGAGCATCTCAAGGTAAATCATTTTTATCAAGTATAGATGAAGCTTTAACTAGATATGAAAGAATTGTAATTAGAGAAGCAGAAAAAGATTCTCTTCGTGTTCCTATATTTGATGCTTTAAAACAATGTGTAGCTACTGGTAATGCTTTATTATATGTTCCTAAAAAAGGAGATATAAAAACTTATCCTCTTGATAAGTATGTAATAGAAAGAGATATGGCAGGTAATCCTATTAGATGGATTGTATGTGAAAATATTGCTCCTAATGCTTTACCAGATGAAATAAAAGAAAGCTTATCTAAAAAAGACCAAGAGCAAGCAGAAGTAGAAATATTTACTTATGTCATTCGTAAAGATAAAGAAACTTATCATGGCTGGCAAGAACTTAAAAATGGTACTGTAATAGCAGAAAGCGAAGGATTTTATAAAGTTTCTGAATCTCCTTGGATTCCTATTAGATGGTCTTCTATTGCAGGAGAACATTATGGTAGAGGATTAGTAGAAGAATATCTTGGTGATTTAAATTCATTAGAAGCTATATCTAAAGCTATTGTACAAATGGCTGCAGTATCTTCTAAAATATTATTTATGGTTAATCCTAATGGTACTACTAAAGTAAGAGATTTAGCTAGAAAAGAGTCAGGTGATTTTGTAGTAGGTAATGTACAAGATGTTTCTACTTTACAAGTACAAAAAGCTAATGACTTTCAAGTTGCTTATCAAACTAAAAAAGGATTAGAAGAAGGTTTATCAGCAGCATTTCTATTAAACGTAGCAGTACGAAGAAGTGCAGAAAGAGTGACTGCTGAAGAAATTAGATATGTAGCTGCAGACTTAGAAGATAACTTAGGAGGGGAATATTCTGTATTATCTCAATCGTTGCAACTACCTCTAATTAAAGCACTTATAGCTAGATACTCTGCACAAAATAGATTACCTAGTTTACCTACTGGTTCTATTGAACCTACTATTATAGCAGGATTAGAAGCATTAGGAAGAGGACATGACTATGGTAAGTTAAGACAATTTGTAGGAGACGTAATGAACTTACAAGCTGGAAGTTATATTAATATGTCTGATTTAATAGCTCGTATTGGTATATCTCAAGGCGTAGAAATGGAAGGTTTAATTAAGTCTGAACAACAATTACAACAAGAGCAACAAGCTGCAATGCAACAACAAATGGCTATGATGCAACAACAGTCTGCTAATAATGCTGCAGTAGCTGCTGCTCCAGAATTAACAAAAGCGTTAACTAAAGAAGAGGAATAATAAACTATGAATGAAGAAGCTAATGCACTACCAGAGGAAGTAGTAACAGGTGTAGGAGAACCACAAGGAATGACAGAAATACCTAATGGTGTTAATATTCCTGTAGGAGAACAAGTACCAGAAACACCAAAAGAAGCAGAAAAAATATTAGGTAAGTTTGATAATCAAGAAGCTCTTGTAAAAGCTTATCAAGAACTAGAAAGTAAATTAGGAAATAATGAACCGAAAGAAGAAACCACCAACAGTAGCGACGAAATTGTTAACGAAGATGGGGAGTTTGACATTTCTAAGTATTCCAACGAGTACGCAGAAAACGGAAAACTATCCGAAAGTAGTTATCAAGAACTCAAAGAAGTCGGGTTTACGAAAGATATAGTAGATGCTTATATAAAAGGACAAGCTGCTATAGGAGACCAATGGCAAGCTACAGTTAAAGGTATGGTAGGCTCAGAAGATGATTATAAAGAATTAATTACATGGGCAAGTCAAGGTGGAGTTGATGAAGACTTCATTAAACAATATGACGAAGCAGTAGGTTCAATGGATAAAAACAAAGCAATGTTAGCAGTAGAAGCTTTAAAGAGCCTTTACAGTCAAGCTAACAATGAACCTGCTTTGCTTGAAGGTTCTACCCTAGGGTCAGGGCTTGGTGATGTGTATGAAAGTTGGGCTCAGTTAACTGAAGACCTAAATAGTCCACTTTACCATAAAGACCCCGCTGAACGTGAAAGAGTTCAAAGAAAAATCTCACGCTCAAAACTATAAAGTATTTAAAGCCCTATTTAATTGAAGCCGAGGTAGATATAGATAGGACAACTTGTAAGTAAGTTATATAATGGGTATTTAAACTAAACATTAAATATTAATTATAAGGAGATATTATCATGGCTGATAATTATTCGAACTTCGGACGTCCTGGGTTGGATAGTAGTGCTTCTACTACTGCAACTAACGACATGTTCTTGAAGTTATTCTCTGGCGAAGTACTTGCAAGCTTTGAACGAAGCACAGTAATGCAAGGTAAAGTTCGTGAGAGAAATATTAGCGGACAAAAGTCTGCTCAATTCCCTATGATTGGACGAGCTTCTGCTTCAGGGTATCATACTCCTGGACAAGAAATTGTTCCATCTTCAATCTTACATGCTGAAAAGACTATTGCTATTGATGGTCTTATGTTTGCTTCTACTTTTGTAGATGATTGGGAAGACATGGTATCGCATTACGAAGTACGTTCTGCGTATGCTAAAGAGTTGGGTGCAACTTTAGGTTTTAACTATGACCAACAGTTGTTACGAAATCTTATCTTAACTGCTCGTGAGCAAAATGAGTTACATAAAACTGATGAAGGTACATCTGATGGTACTCCATCTGGTGCTATTGACTCTACTCAAAAGCCTACTGCAGTAAAAGAAAACCAGATTGTTAATACTGCATTCCAGTTAAAAGATAGTTTAGACGCTACATCTGGAGTTGCTGACTTTGCTAGCGGTAATGCTGATGATGTTGCAGCTAAAGCTGATGCTCTTGCTACTGCTATCTTTGAAGCACAAGCTAAGTTTGACAATGCTTACGTTCCAGAAACAGAAGAAAAATTCTGTATCTTACGTCCTAAAGATTACTATGACTTATTGTCTGGTACACAAACTTCAGGATTCTCAGTAATTAACCGAGACTATAATGGTTCTGGTTCTTATGCTGATGGAACAGTTCTTAAGATTGGTGGAGTTACTATCCTTAAGAGCCCTAACCTTCCAGGAACTAACATTGCTGACCCAGGGTCTACTACTGATATTAATGGGTATCACTTCGGTGACTTCTCAGGAACAGTTGGAGTTATATTCTCTGCTGATGCTATCGGAGTTGTTAGACTATTGGGACTAGGTGTACAAACTGATTACCAAGTAGAAAGACAAGGAACTTTAATGGTTGCTCGTCAGTCTATCGGTATTGGTTCACTAAGACCAGAATGTGCAGTTGAGCTTGCAGTTACTACTAATGCTTAATTACATTTATTATACCCCTCTTCGTGAGGGGTTTTATTTTAAACTATAAGGACAATATGAATTTACTACCACAGACAGAATTAGAGGCAGTTAATGTGTGCCTACAAAACATTAATGAGTCCCCTATTAGTAGTTTGTCTACTGTTTTTGGAGACGCATTAATAGCACAACAAATGTTACATGATGTTTCTAGAAGAGTGCAGTCTATCGGATTGGTATGTAATACAGATTATGAATACAAACTTACTAGGGATTCTTCTAATAATATCAGCTTGCCTACTAATTGTATTAAAGTTTTTACTGTATGCAAAGATAATACAGTTTTAAGAACTGTAGTACAAAGAGGTAAAAAATTATACGACAATAAAGAAAATACTTATGTATTTGATAGCGATTTAAAAGCTACTATAGTTTCGTTCTTAGAATGGGAAGACCTTCCTCAAATAGTTCGTAACTATATTACTATAACAACTGCTAGAAAATTTGCTGCTCAAGTAGCAGGAGATATAACTATTTATCAGTTAACTGCTCAAGACGAACTTGAAGCAAGAATAGAATTTAAACGTGAACAAGTTGACGTAGAGTCAGCTAACTTATTAACAGACTCTGAAAGCACCTTTGGAGTCATTGACAGAACAAGGGATTATCCAAGCTATGGCATCTAAATCATATTTTACAGACCAAGTAACGGGTTTATATAATGGAGTGTCAACTCTACCCGAATTAACTAGAGTAGAAAATCAAGCTGAAGAACAAATTAATTTTGTATCTAATGTTAGTAGAGGACTTGAAAGTAGAAATGGTACTGATTATGTAGCAGCTTTAAACTTAGATACTCAAATAGATACTAATTCTCTTGTAACTAAAATAGATAAAGATACTAGAGTTAGAAATGTTTCTACTAGTGAAGCTAGAACTATTGAAGATGATTACATTTTAGTATTTACTGGTAAAGCATATGATGGAACTACTAATCCTTTTGGTGGCTTAGAAATATACGATAAAAATGGAGTACAACAAGTCTTTTCTAATCCTAGTTCTCACACTTATTTAGAAACAAGTAATCCTATACAAGATATTAGAACTGCTTTAATTGAAGATTATTTAATAATTTCTAATGCTAGTGTAAAAACTGCAATGGACGACGAGATTACTTCTCCAGCAGGAGATTTAAGCAAGGCTATAGTATTTATAAAAACAGTACAACCTAGTGCTACTTATTCTATTAATATAAATGGAACTCAAGTAGCTAGTTATGTAACTAGTACTAGTAATGAAACTTTTGCTACAGTAGCTAATGGACTACAATCTTCTTTTTCATCAACAGGTATAACTGCTACTGTTTCTGGTAGTAATGTAATACTTACTAAAGATGATGGCAGTAGTATAAGAGATGTTAAAGTAGAAGGTTTAGATACTTTTGCTAATACTTTACTGGGTGTAGTTAATGGAGAAGTTGCTAGATATGATGACTTACCTGCTGCTGCTCCAGATGGTACAATAGTTAATATAGTAGGAGTTGATGCTCAAAATGAATTTGCTAATTACTATGTTAAGTATGATGCTACTTCAACAGTATGGAAAGAAACTATAGCTCCTAATTTAGAGACTACAATAGATGTTTCTACAATGCCACACTTTTTAATTAAAACAGGGACTAGTCTAATAAATCCTGCTACTGATGCAGATGATGGTATTACTAGAGCTGAGTTTCAACTTGTAACGGCAGGTGATACTGGATTAGCTAATCAGCGTTCTGCTCAATCTTATGCAGACAGATTAGTAGGAGATAATGACTCTAATCCTATACCTTCTTTTATAGGAAGCTCAATAATTGATATATTATTTTATAGAAATAGACTAGTTTATTTATCTAAAGACAGTTTAGTAATGTCTCGTTCAAATGATTATTTTAATTTATTTAGTGACTCTGCTATACGAGCACTTAATTCTGACCCTATTGATATATTTATAGCTACTAATTATTCTGTAAGAGCTAAAGCTATGCAGTCTTATCCTACAGGTTTAATTATATTTGCTGAAGAAATGCAATTTGCAGTACACTCTTCTACAGAAGCTTTAACACCTGCTACTGTTAGACTAGAACAAATAACTCAATACCAAACAAATGAAGATGTACACCCAATATCAATATCAGACCATGTACTATTTGCAGGCTCTAAAGGTAACAATGCAGTTATTCGTAGGTTTTCTACTAAATCAGGTAATTTAATAAAAGATGCAATAGAAATAACTGGACATGTAGATACTTATATTCCTAACAACGTTAGATTTATGTTTGGTTTATCTAATAAAAATATTTTGTTTGTAGCTACTAATGATGATTTAAAAACACTATATGTATATACTTCTTATATGCAAAATCAAAAACTAGTACAAGAGTCTTGGTCTAAATTTCAATTTAACTTTGATATTATGGGTGCAGTTACTTTCGGTAATACTATTTTCTTTGTAGATAAATCTGGTTCTAACAATAGTATTAGTAAATTAGAACTGTTTGACCACACTAAAGAACTTCAAATAGACCAGTTTGTAGAACCTACTACACAAGATACTGCTGGTGATGGCTCTGCTCAATTTACTTTACCTTATAAAGTAGAAGAAGATAATACTTTAATAGGGGTTTCTATTATAAATAATAAAGTTGAAGAAACTTATCCTACAATTAGAACTAGTGTAGCATATCCTGATAGCGACCTTGACCAGTATGCTTATAGTTCACAAGCTAAAGTACCTGAGTTAAAACCTTATATTCCTGATGAAATATCTTTAACTGGTTCTTATATTGAAGATTATAATGCTGATTATAATAAAGCTTTACAAATACCTGATACTGGTTATAAAGCTTATAAACAAGTAAATGACCATAGAGATAGAACTCTTATTAGTTTTAATTCTTCTACAGATAAATACGAAATAAAAGGATTAGGAACTGACCCTAACTTTGCAGACTTTGTAGGAGATTATTCTTCTCCTCCAACACCTAAAATATTACCAGCTAATAATTTAGATGATAATTCTGTTAATACTAATAACTGGAAAATAAATATAAATAAAAATGGTA